CTAGCCACAGCACAGATGCAGTTACACAAGTCCTCGCCTTGTCCGGATAATAACGGTGAAACAAGTATTGACCATCTTGAGCGCGCGCTGGTAAGGTCGCTCTTCGTGTTAGCACAAATCAAGAAGGAAGTACCAAGATTATGATTATGGAAGATGTAAGTGTTGATTTTGAATTTAATGGAGAAAATTACACTGCGTATGGCAACGCAGAGATTGATACTATCACCGAGGATATTGGTCCAGTTGGCTATAGGGAGCATTACTTTGCTGAGGTGGTCAACAATGTGACTATGTCAAAGATTGAAATCTCAACCGCTACTGAGGACATAAAGAATCCAAGCAAGGATTTACTGGAAAAGGCTGATGATCTTTTGTCCATTCAGGCAACAGAAGATTTTGACGCTGGCAAATGAAGCTGGCTTTGTCTTGGATCTGTTATCAGGTCGGTGATCTGATTAGCCTCACGCTGATGAGGTTTGGCTACGCCTACAGCATCTACAACAAGATGATGATCTGGTCATCCGCGCTGGATGAGCATGGCAAAATATGGAAGAACGTAAAATGAAACAAGCATTAGTCACGCAATCGTTTGGTGAGGATTGGCAGAAGATTATTGATCTGACTAGGCCGAGGATGGAGGCGTACTGCAAACGCCACAGCACTGACTTCATTCTGATCGACAAGCCTCTTACCCATCCAGCCCAATACTCCAAGTCTGCAATTGGAAACATCATGGCAACCAAGGGCTATGAACAAGTCACATTCGTTGACGCTGACGTTCTGATTGCAACCGATTGCCCTAAGCTTTCCGATGACGCTGGCGTGTTCTGTGCCTTTGACGAAGGTGCTTATCTGGATCGCAAGCCAGATATGGTCAAGCTGGCTGGTGCATTCGGCGGAATGATCGAGCCTAAGTTCTATGTCAACACTGGTGTGTTCGTGGTTCATACCAAGGCCGTGGGTATCTTATCCATGCCCCCAATCGGCCTGCACCCTAACCATTTTGCCGAGCAGACTTGGCTCAACGTGATGGCACACTTGTGGAACATCCCGCTGACCGAGCTTGACCCGTCATTCAATTGTATGACCAGCGTTGAGTCACATTTTGGCTTAGACCGCTACAAGGATGCAATGATTATTCATTACGCTGGTCAGTCAAGCGATCTAACTAGATTATCTAACCAGATCCAAGCTGACGAAGCGAAGCTGGTGGAGCTGGGTCGGTGAGGTCAACTCAGCTATGTCGCGGTGATTACGATGACAGGGTGCAGCAGTTGGCTGGAGAGGTTGCGCTCCAGGCTATCCGCGACCTGCGAATGCTACGCAAGCGAGGGATGGTTAAGGGAATGAAGATAGTTAAGGATCACACTGGCGTGCCACTCAACGATGCATTGGAGTACAAGAACTCGCACGAAGTACAGAAGCTGTTGCGTGACTTTAAGACGGGCGTTGTCTCCTGGTGGTGCAGGGCAAGCGGGGTGCAGATCGACAACCGCACGTTGCTACGGAAACTAAAGGAAAACGACTATGTTTTGCCTACTTGATGTGGCTGGAGTTGTTTGGGTAATCGGTTGGTTTGTGCTTTACAGTTCGCTGACTTTATCGGCAATCTATTGCGCGTTGTACATCATCTTCAAACTGATTGACTACATAAGAAAAGAATTGGACCTATGAAAAAGAAAGACAGAAAGATAACTCTGGTAAAAACATTGGAGCAAAAAGCCGTAAGGGTAATGATCGATATTGACGATGATCTTTACGAGGCGTTGGCAAGGGCTGGCCGTCAGCACTTGGCTAAAGATAAGATGGCTTGCTTTGAGTACGCACTGAATAAGGCGTTGCTTGAACTATGCCAAGAACTCAAATGACCGAGTTTAAGCAGAAGGTATTAACCGCTTCAGTAGATCGCTACGTCCTAACCAAGACGCAGTGTGAGATGCTGCGCCAGGATGCGGAAGTGATCGGGATGAAGCGTGCGCCTGTGCTGTCGAAGGATGGAGTAACACGTACGGTATCGCGTACGCGAACCTGCTCATCGTGCTGGATACCTTTCGCCAAACATTACGAATGGATCTACAATGTGATGCGAGAGATTACGGAAGGCATCAATGCCGAGCAATGGCGTTTCGACATCCAGGGCATCCAACAGTTGCAAATCCTGCGTTACCGCCCACTACAGAAGTTCTCCTGGCATTGGGACACCTACACATCCGAAGCACCAGTACGCAAGCTGACTGCTGTGGTGAACTTGTCCGCGCCGGAGGAGTATATCGGTGGAGGGTTGCAAGCCAAGGCTGATATGGAGAACACTCAGTTCATCCGCGAGCAAGGGGCTGGTTGCTGGTTTCCATCCTATATTGAGCATAGAGCGCGTGCGCCAATATGGGGTACACGCTGGGTGTTGGTGGCTTGGTTTACTGGACCTGCTTGGCGATGAAAGCGTCATCTTATTTTACTGATGAAGAGATTGAATTAGCTATGGGAATCCTTGGAGAACTATTAACTAACGAGGATTTCCTAGATGAAATTTCAGTATCTCACGATGCTAGTGATAAATATTATAAATTAGTAGACAAGATAGGAAACTATTTTGGAGAAAATATTAAATGACACACGCTGCCAATCTTCCCCGCCACCACTACGTCAAGGTGGACTTGGAGTTTGTCTCCGATGGAGAGAATGACGAGATCCAAGACGCAGTATGGTTCGGGTTAACAGCAGTCCCTGGGCGAGCTTGGGGATGTACTGTGATGCTCAAATGTGGTGCGCTGTATCGTGGGTTGCCATTGCACGCCCTGATGCATGGAGATGTCGCAATCATGGATTGGGGTATTAACGATGCGCAACGCTGGGATTGTTTTGGCTGGAACTTTACAACGATTGAGTACGACTATCTGATGGGGTTGTCTTGCAAGGTTTGGATTGCCAGCAAGAAGACTTGGGAGGTTGGAAGCTATATGTTCACAGCCGAGCCTTACGGAGATGGGTTCTCAATGTCTCCACAGCAAACCAAGTCGCATCATTTCATCGCACTTAACAATGGACGCATTACGGCTGTTCCTGGTAATAATGTTCTTTGGAATGAATCAAGTTTCACCACTCCAGGTGACAAGCCTAAATGGTTGCGCTCGCAGCCGCAGGTATGGCACGGAGAGGAAGCAACGTGGGATGACGTTGTTGGTGAAGAGACAGCATAGGAGGTCACAATGCCACTAGGTAAAGACGTAAGTAAAAATATGAGTGAGTTGGCTAGGGATAACCGCAAGAAGGGTAGCGAGCGTGGAGCAGGCGGTAAGCCTCGCTCACGCCAGCAGATGATTGCCATTGCCTTGTCAGCAGCAGGCAAGAGTAAGCCACGCAAGTTCCGGATGCGGTCTGGTTCGTAATGCAAGTCGAGGCCAAAGATCGCCTCAAGTGGGCGCGCGAGATCCTTTCAATTGCACGCAATAAGCTTGTGGTTGAGAGGGATCGCGCGTCCCACGGACACGCTATAGATATGATCCAGATCATAACGATGGTGGATGCAGCCAGCTTGGTGTGCAAAGAGGTAGCGGGGGATGAATGAAAAAACACACCTCGACTTATTTAGCGGGATCGGAGGATTTGCCTTGGCAGCAAAGTGGAATGGATATAGAACCGTTGGCTTCTGTGACAACGAACCCTACGCACAAGCAGTCCTCAAAAAGCATTGGCCAGAAGTGCCATGCCACAAAGACATCCGCGAAGTACGAGGCGAGCTATACGCAGGAGTCACTCTTCTCACAGGTGGATTCCCCTGCCAAGACATTAGCTACGCAAAGTCTTGGACAACCCAAGGAAAGTTTGAATCAAACGGAATTGATGGCCAAAGAAGCGGACTCTGGTTTGAAATGCAAAGGATTATCAAGGAGGCAAGGCCAAAGTTCGTGGTCGCAGAAAACGTCCAGGCACTCACGAACCAAGGACTCGACATCGTTTTACAATCGCTTGCCGACATCGGGTACGATGCGGAATGGCAAGTTGTTCCAGCCGCTATGTTTGGCGCACCACATCTCAGGAAAAGAATCTGGATTGTGGCTTACCCCGTCAGCATCGGACGGAAGCACGAGAGCATCATTTTCAGCGAAGAGTTTGGTAAAGAGATACAACGTTCACCCGAATGGGAATCTTGCAGAGCAATATGCAAAATTAACGGGAAAAAGATTATGCCCGAATCTTTTGGAATTCATGATGGGATACCCGCAAAACCATACAGACCTCAACGAATCAGAGGTCTTGGCAACGCCATCGTCCCGCAAGTCGCGGCGGAAATCATCAGATGTATCAACAAAATAATGGAGGATAACAAATGAAACTATGGACAAATAACACAAACGCAATTCACAAAGTCGATGACAATATGCTCTACCCGCGCACTACCTATGTGTTGCCCGATGAGCTAACTGGACCAACCTGGGACGATTCAATCCCTTGCCCACATAAGATTAAGCCGTATTACAAAGGTAGGGCTGCTGGTGGGGCAACAGCCGTGTACCGCGCTGGTGCAATCGGTGACGCGATCATCGCTACTGCCTTCGTCAACTACTTGGTGCAAGAGTCGGGTGGGGTTGTGGAAGTTTACGCACCTGCCCGCAACCTGCCTCTCTACGCTGGGCTGGGCGCAAAGCTGTGGCCGTTGCCATCCTCGCTAGAGGCGTGGGATAGTTTTGATGCACACCTACCTACTGACGATTTGTTTAGCGGACAGGTTGGCAACACTAAGCTAGGCACTGG